AAAAGGGGATAATGGAATACCGCAAAATAAAGAATAAAAAACATTACATATACGAACATATATCCGAGTTTTATAACTCTCATCAAGACAAAACTCCTATAGAAGACTGGCGAAAAGGTAAAGAGGGAGATTGGGTCTGGAGTGATGATAAAAGGATAGTCCAACTTCTCAAAGTTGTAGACAAAATAAAACATCCAAACGATAGAAAAAATTATAAATATGCTACTGGATATGTACGCACTATTGTTGGTACATTCCTAAAAAAGAAAAATTGTAAGATGGATACTGATTTTTCAAAGCATCCAAATAGATATACATTCTCTGGAAAGAACCCTAAATCTGTAAAAGAGAGAATAGGAGTTACTCAAAGAGAGAAAATTTTCGCTACAAATGTAGCTGTCGGTATGGGGCCTGTAAAAGCTTATATGGATGCCTATAATAGTGATGATGAATTACAATCAAGAAGAAAAGCAACAATTTTATTAAAACAGGAAAGAGTTATGCAAGAAGTAGAAAAATCTGTATTAGATATAGCAAAGGGAATGGGATTAGACCATGAGTATGTATTAAACAAATTAAAGTGTCTTGCTGATAGCAGTTCAGATGATGGTATCGTATTGCAATCAACAAAAGAACTTGCAAAAATAATTGGAACTTCTGGGATAACTGTAAAATCCAGAGAAATGGGTATTATAGGTATGTTCCAAGGTTTCACACCTGAGCAGCTCGAAAAAGCAGAGCGGCCTCAACTAAAGGAAGTAAAAGGAGATAATAATGACATGTCCTAATTGTGGGTCAATAAAAAACAAGAAAAATGGAAAAGTAAAAGAAGTACAAAGGTATAAGTGCCATGATTGCAAAAGAGAGTTTCTAGAGGAATATGCAGATATACCAATGTCTAATGTGAATACTTCTTCTATGGTAGAGGAATTAAACTATACTTACTTAACTGATAATGTTGCAACAGGGAAAGCTCCATCGTTAGAAACTCTATTAAAAAAGTTTAGTATTTCTGAAGATATATGGAAGGTAACAAATTTTAAAGTAAACCAATGGGATGTATCAGCTAAAGAAGAAGTAGATGGAAAGATAGTGTGGAATACCCATACAAATTACCAAGCCAGAGCAAGTCTTGTAAGGAAGATTCCAATCAAGTGTGATTTCCCACCAGTGCAAGGGGCAAAAGTATCTAAAATTTCTTTTAATGTGAAGATGCCAAAGAGAGATTTAAAATTAGATGTAATACTTCCAGATGCTCAAGTCGGATTCAAAAGAGATTTGAATACTGGAAAATTAACGCCACTTCATGATTTAAAGGCAATTGCCATTGCTACCGAAATAATTAAAGATTTAAAACCAGATAGAATAATAATGTTAGGAGATATGCTGGACTTACCAGATTGGTCTACTCATTTTGTTCGTTCTCCAGAGTTTTACTTCACAACACAACCTAGTATAAACTGGTTATCTTCTTGGATTTCAGAATTAAGACCATATTGTAAGGAAATGGTATATATAGAAGGTAATCATGAAAAAAGAATGATTGATAGTATTGTGCAAAATACAATTCAAGCTTATGGTATAAAACCAGCGAACGAACCAGATGTTCCTGATTTAATGTCTGTTCCTTATATGTTGGGATTACATAAGATGGGCGTTGAGTATATAGGAAACTATCCTCATGGAGAGTATTATATTAATGATAATCTTGTATGCATACATGGTAATAAAGTAGGAGCTAAAAGTGGACAGAGTGTAATGAAAATGTTAGACTCTCCTAGAATTAGTTTAATACAGGGTCATGTTCATAGATTAGAAATGGCTCATAAAACTGTATGGACTCATGGGAATCCTAAAATATACCAAGCAATATCTTGTGGAACTCTTGCAAGAATAGATGGTATTGTTCCCGGTGGTGGAACGAGGTATAATTGGCAACAGGGATTAGGGATTGTTGAATACGATGAAGAAAGATTCCAAATAGATACCGTTGGTATTTATAATGGAAAGTCTATCTTTAGGGGAAAGGTATATAATGGATGATTATATTAAACCAAAGGATAAAAAGACCAGACAGGGTGCAAGTAAAAATACTAAGTATGGAAATAAGGTAAGTAAGAAATATTATAAGAAAAGATATAGAGGACAGGGGAGATGAATTATGGGGGGAAGTTTTTAGTATTCTGGAAGAATATGAAACCAGATGGAAGCGATGCACTAATGCGTTCCTTTGATACTTCGATAGAAGCTAAATCGTATGTTCAAGGGTGTGTAGATTCTGTTGTAAATTTTACCAAAGATGCAGATGAAAATAAATTATTAAAAGAATTTGAAATAAAGAATATGGGTAAAGAGATATGGGTATCGTAACAAAAAGGGGATTGCAAAGGAAAGATTTAATTCAAAGAATTAAGGTTCTTGAGTATGCACTTGCGACTTCGATTGAAAGACAAAGAAATGCTGAGTTAATTCTTGATTTTTATATAGAAATGAATAAAGATGGAAAGAAGTTTGAAAAGTTTTTAGATAAGAAAAGAAAAGATGCCGAACATAAACAAGAAGAACGTAAGTCTAGCTGAGGAACAATTATTACTTGCTAATAATGATTTAATTGCTTTTGGCAAGCTGTTTCTTCCCGATGATTTCATGAGAAGTGAAACCCCTCCATTCCATTATGAGATGGCTGATGCGATTGATAATATAGAAATAAAACAGTTAGGTATTATTCTTCCCAGAGGGCATGGTAAGACAGTGTTGACTAAAGCTTCTATTATAAAAGATTTTGTTTTTTGTCCTAAAGATGATATGTATTTTTACGCTTGGGTATCTGCTACCCAGAAATTATCAGTAGGTAATATGGATTATATAAAGCATCACCTGGAATTTAATGATAGTATTAAGTATTTCTTTGGAAATCTTAAAGGAAGGAAATGGACAGAGGAAGATATAGAATTATCTAATGGATGTAAGCTAATATCCAAAAGTAATGTAGCAGGTATTCGTGGCGGAGCAAAGTTGCATAAAAGATATGATTTGATTATATTAGATGACTTTGAACATGAAGCAAATACAATTACACCCGACGCTAGGGCTAAGAACGCAAATCTGGTTACCGCTGTTGTTTATCCTGCGCTTGAACCTCATACTGGTAGGCTCCGTGTTAATGGCACTCCCGTACATTATGATTCCTTTATTAATAACCTTATTACTAATCATGAAAAAGCTAAGAAAGGTGGTAAGGATTTTTCTTGGAAGGTAATAACTTATAAGGCTATTTTGCCAGATGGTACTTCACTTTGGCCATCGTTTTTTCCAAAAGCGAAATTAGAAGAAAAGAAAAAGTTTTATTACGATAGTGGCCAATCCCAAAAATTCTATCAAGAATATATGATGGAAGTCCAATCTGAAGAAGATTCAGTATGGAATAGAAGGCATGTAAAACATTGGGAAGGATATTATGAAAATGAGGATGGGGCTAATTACATTAATGTCGATGGTGACAAGTTTCCTTGTAATACATTTCTGGGTTGCGACCCTGCAACAGATATTGATACTAAGACTTCTGATTTCTCGGTTATAATGGTAATTGCCATTGATACCAATAATAAATTATATGTATTAGAGTATGAAAGACATCGAAGCATTCCGACTGTAGGTTCCAGAGATAATAATGGAGATATTATAGGAAAGATTGGTGTCGTAGATTATATTATGAATTTGCATGAAAAATATCATTGTGTATCAAGCACAGTTGAAGATGTGGCTATGAACCGTTCAATTTTCCAGGCATTGAATGAGAGAAGAAGGCTGGAGAATAAATATAACATCGGAGTAATCCCAGAAAAACCTGGTGGTCAAAACAAAAGAAATAGAATATATAGTGGTTTAAGTGGTAGATTCAGTACTGGAAATGTATTTATTAAAGAAAATATGTTTGATTTAACCAATGAAATCATTACTTTTGGGCCTAAAATGTCCCATGACGATACAATTGAGACCCTTTATTATGCACAATTACACGCATTTCCGCCAAATATGAAGCAAGATAAGTCTAAAAAGAACTGGTATAAACCTAAAAAGCATGCTAAGAGTTGGGTAGTCGCATAATGCCACAATCAACTAAAATAAGTAAATCTAAAAGTGATTTAATTAAAAAAATACGAAATATGAGAAAAAATCAAGAAAGAATTAATTTAGATGCTCAAGGAAATAGAATAAGTGAATCATCACACAAAATGAGACACGAAATTGGAGAAGCTATAGGAGCTATCCCTGGCGAATGGTATTCATTTCCTACATTATTTCCACATAAAACAAAAGAAAATAGATGGATTGAATATAGTGAAAAAAATATTAAAGCAGCTTATGAAGAAGCTCTTAGTCGTAATGAAGTTATTGGATTTGGGAAAGATGAGAAGTCAGCAGAAGAAATTTCATTAGGTAGTTGGAAACCAAATCATCCATTTTTTGAAATATTAAAAAAATAAGTAATGCCACAAAGTAAAATTCCATATAAACGATCACAAGTTCCAATGAGTATATCCAACTTGAGATTGAAAACACCAATTGGGGAGGAATCTCTTTATGGTAAAATGTTTGGATTCGGGGTGAATGTTGCAGAGACTTTATCTGGGTCAGAACCTTCATCTATTTGGGAAAAATATATGTCTCAGGCTTCCACAGCTGCTGATAGTTTACAAAGATACCCAGCCCCTTCTGCTGGTGCGTTATTATTACATGAAGCTGCTCGTAGGAAGGGAATTGGAGTTAGTGGAAGTGGAATATCTTTTCCTACTAAATATGGAAAGTTTAAAATAGGGCCTTCAAATATTGGGAAAGAAAAAGGAGTTAAGCTTCAGTTTGACTTAGATACGAGTATTCTTGGTAAATTAGAAAAAAGGTTAATGAAATAATGGCAAAAAGAGGAAGAAAAAACAAAGCTCATATTAATAAACAATTGTGGGATAGAGCAAATGGTACAGATAGGACTAAGTGGCGTAGCAAAAGTCAAAAGGGATATGATTTTTATCTTGATGAGCAACTTAGTATGGATGAGGAAAAGGCTTTAGAAGAATCTGGAATGCCTTCTTTTACAATTAATAGGATTTTACCTATTATTGAAATAATGAAATATTTTGTTACAGCTAATAGCCCAAGGTGGAAAGCTGTAGGAGCGACTGGAGATGATACAGATGTAGCTCAAGTCCATTCTGATATATCTGATTACTGTTGGCATTTATCTAATGGTAATTCTATATATGGACAAGTTATTCTGGATTCCTTAGTAAAAGGGGTGGGATACTTTTTAGTAGATGTAGACCAAGATGCAGACCATGGAAAAGGGGAAGTTATTTTTAGTAGAATAGACCCATATGATGTTTTTGTAGACCCAGCTAGTCGTGATTTCTTATTTAGAGACGCAGCCTTTATAATGGTCAAAAAGAATCTATCTAAGACTCAATTAAAGAATTTATTCCCACAACACGCAGCTAAGATAAAGAAAACAACTAGTAGTGAATATTCATCTAATTTTTCACAAAGAAATGTAGAATCTTCTAAAATTGTACAACCAGAAGATATAAGTTTTACTCTTGACTCGGAAGGTGAGGACGACCAGATTATTGCATACTATGAAAATTATAGTAAAATAAAAGTCCCATTCGTAAATGCTTTTATTAGCATTCCATTGACTGATGACCAGGAAAAACAATTACAACAATCTGTCCAAGTCCAATTACAAGAATTTCAAGCAGAATCTGAAGTACAATTACAAGAAAAAGTATTATCAATACAACAATCTTTGCAGGCTGGGGAAATCATACCAGAGAGAGCTGAATTAGAAATTCAGAAGGCTCAGCAAATGATGGAAACTGCGATTGCAGAGAAACAGCAAGAATTAACATCATCTGCTCAAGAAGAAATGTCTAGAGTAGAACAAGTGGTAATGAGAAAAGAAGAATTTGATAATATGCTGAAAAGCGAGGAATTTAAAGATAATGTAGTAGACTTTGTAGATTTCTACGAGACCAGGGTGAAGTTAATATGTAGTGTCGGGGATGATGTATTCTTATATGAATATGAATTACCAATTACTGAATATCCTATAGTCCCAATACCATATATGTATACTGGTACTCCCTATGCGATGTCAGCAGTAATGCCTTTGATTGGGAAACAACAAGAAATTAATAAAGCTCATCAAATTATGATTCATAATGCTAATTTGGCTTCTAATCTCAGATGGTTATATGAAGAAGGTTCTGTTGATGAATCAGAATGGGAACAGTATTCATCTTCACCGGGAGCGTTATTAAAGTATAGACAAGGATTTGCTCCACCTACTCCAGTATTACCAGCTCCTATCAATAATGCTTTTTATACAATTACTCAAGAAGGTAAATCAGATGCAGAATATATTTCTGGTGTTCCTTCTGCGATGATGGGGTTTACTCAACAACAAGCGGAGACTTATAGAGGATTACTTGCGAATGATGAGTTCGGTACTAGAAGATTAAAATCGTGGATGTCTACAATAGTAGAACCGTGTCTTGAGCATTTGGGAAAATGTTTTCAGATGATAGCTCAAAAGCATTATACGATTGATAAAGTTTTTAGAATAGTTCAACCTGAAGCAGGTCAAGAACCAGACCAAGATAAAGAAGTAAGAGTCAATATTCCGATATTCAATGATTTTGGGCAAGCAATTGGCAAGTGGACAGATTATGAAACTTCTAGATTCGATGTAAGAATAGTGGCTGGTGCTACATTACCTATTAATAGATGGGCATTATTAGAAGAATATTTTAGATGGTTCCAAGCTGGATTGATTGATGATATTGCGATGATAGCTGAAACTGATATAAGAAATAAAAAACAATTAGTAGATAGAAAGAGTTTATACGCTGAATTGCAATCACAATTAGAACAGATGACAGATGCTATAAAAGATAAAGAGGGTACAATAGAAACCCTTGAAAGACAATTAGTACAAGCTGGTATAAAGATGAAGGTTAATGAAGCAGGTACTCAAGTGAAAAAACAAGTCCTTGATACGGAAGCTCAGCAAAAATTACTTAGAGGTATGATGCAAGGAGAAGTTCAAATGGCTAAAAAAGACCTTGCAAGAGAAGTAAAGGCAGCTGTAGCTGAAGCAAAAATGGATGCAAAAAAAGACTTTGATAGTAACAAAGAAAAATAATAAATTCGGTAAACATAAAAAGGACATATTATGGAAGAAAATGTACAAGTAGGCAACGCTCCTGCAAACGGAGCCCCAGAAAGTACGATGGGAATGAGTAGCGAAGGGTTTTTCGAGGCTCTCGATACTCAGGTTAACGGTGGTATATTAGATGCCCCTCCCTCACAAGAACAGACAACCTCTCAGTCGTTGGAAGATGCTGGTAATCAGTTTCTTCAAGAACAACAACAAAAAGAGAGCCCTGTAGAGGGACAGGCGGATGTTGAAAATCTGCAAAAAAGGTATTCGGATTCAAGTCGAGAAGCAAAACGATTGAGTGGACGCTTAAACGAAATTGAACCCTATTTACCTATACTCGATGCTATGAGAGAAGACCCTAATTTAGTTACTCATGTGAGAGGCTATTTTGAGGGTGGTGGTCAAGCCCCAATTAGTATGAAAGAGAGATTACAATTGGATGAAGATTTTGTGTTTGACCCAGACGAAGCTATGTCAAAACCTGATTCAGACTCCGCTAAGGTTTTAGCGGCTACGATTGACGGAGTAGTCCAAAAAAGGCTTAATGATGCTTTGAGTACGCAGAAAAATGAAAACCACAGACTCACGAGAGAATCTGAGTTTCGTTCTAAATACACTTTATCAGAAGAGCAATGGAAAGACTTTGTTGGTTTTGCCAAAAATAAAACTTTGCAGTTAGATGATATATATTATCTTATGAATAGGGGACAAAGAGAACAACAAATCGCACAGAGCGCTAATCAAGAGGTTACTAACCAAATGAAAAGAGTTCAACAGCGACCACAATCTCTGGCTTCTACGGGCGGCTCTCCAGAGCCACAAAAATCTCCAGACGATTCAGTCTTTGAAGAAATACTGGGTATTGACACCACATTAGAGAGTGTATTAGGCAGATAGCCTAATACTTTAATTAAGTCAATAATAGTAGCCTTTAAGGCTACAAGGAGAAGGACACATGGCTGATTTATTTCAGATAAGTGATGTTTCCGGTTTGACTGAGAGTGGTTCAGCTATAGCGGGTTCAGCGCTTAGCACAGGTGATCTGAGGCGAAAATATAATTTCGGTGACAGAGTATCTGAGCTAGCAATAGCACAAGACCCGTTTTTTAGATTCTTATCAAAAGTTTCTAAAAAGCCAACTGACGACCATCAGTTCAAATTTACGGAACGACGTCCATCTTACCATAAACGATATGCATACGTAACTGCACATGGTACATCTCGCGCAGGCATGGTGGCGAACCAAGCAACAGTTACAGCAGGCAATATTGACCCAGGTGATACTTATTATTTTCAGTTTATGACTGATTATAAAAGTGCTGGTAACATTGGTCAAGTTCGAGGTTCAACTAACTCAATTCAAGTTGGTGACGACGGAACTCAACCAAAGTTTATCATTCCTGGTCAATTAATAAAAGTACCATTTCAAGGTACCGAAGCAGGAACAACGACATTAGCTACATCTGTTGGTGTAGATGATTATATAGTTGTTCGTGTAGAAGAAGCAACTGCTACTTCAACTGGTACTAAGGCAGCGAATAAAAATGGTATTGATTGCAAATGCGTAGTAGTGAAAGACCTTGACACCGATACTAATAATGAGTTAGGTGGTTGGGGTGCTGGCGGCACTGCAGACCAAAGCCTTTCTGGTGCTGGTACTACAGATGCAGAGTTCGCAGCTCTTACAATGATACAATTGGAAGGTGCTCGCTCACACGTGGTTGGTAATTCGTTTGGACAGGGTAGTGGATACCCAGAAACATGGAAAGACAATCCATTCTCTACTGGATACGGACTTACTCAGATTTTCAAAACTTCGTTGGCAATGGATAACACAACTCGTGCCACTGTTACAAAGTATGAACCTAATGAGTATGCTCGTATTTGGCGAGAAAAATTAATAGAGCATAAGTGGGACATTGAAACCGCTTTGCTTTTTGGTTCACAATACACAGATGGTAATGGGGTAACTCATACGCAAGGAGCTCTTGATTATATTATCAGTTATGGTAATATATTTAGTGGTTCTGGTATGGGCGGAACTGGTACAAAATCACAAGATGATTTCTTGGATGATATGTCTCATTTCTTAGACCCTCGTTATAATAACGCAAATGCTACTTTATTTTTTGTTAGCACAGACGTTTATAACTGGATGCATAAACTAAGTGGTTACATGAGTGCAAATATGTCTCAAGTAGCTGCAGTGCAGAATTCACAAGCTCGTGCAAACTGGGATATGGGACGTGTTGGAAGTAAAGACGCATTTGGAGTATCTGTAACTACATTCACAACTCCTTACGGAGATATAAATGTAGCTCGTAATGTCCACTTGGACGGCTCACCAGTCAAGATGATAGGTGTGAACATGAGATATTGTTCATACAGACCTCTTGTTGGTAACGGATTAAATCGTGACACAGCTATTTATGTTGGAGTGCAAACTCTAGAAAATAGTGGTGTTGACCGCAGAGTAGACCTAATTCAAACTGAAGCCGGTATGGAATGGCAAATGCCTGAAGCCCATGCTGTCTGGAAATAGGAGTGTAAATTATGGCTAGTCCATTATATGGTTCAATTAAGTTTGATGAGGAACTGAATAGCGCTAAGTATATTAAGCATAAACTTGCTTATCTATCTGGTGTCTATGACGACCTTGAATTACGAGCAGCCGCAGATACAACAGACGCTAAAACTGATACAGGATTCGCATTGAGAAATGGGGAAATTGTTGAAAGTTTATGGGATGGTGATGGAGCAGCTGCTTCTATGACACTACCTGAGGCGACAGTTGGCACATTATGTGTCTTCAGATTCTCAGCCCAAGCGGATGGTGGTACATCAATTACATTCACTAACAATAGTGGTGACTATTACGAAGCTGGAACAATTACTGTTCCTGTAACCAATATGGGCGATAAGCTTATTGGTCTTCGTAAACCTGCCTATCTTCAAAGATGGACAGAATCAGTTGCGACAGCTGGTGGTGCAATTGTAACTGTAGCTAAGACACACGATAATCTAGCAATCGCTGCAACTGCGAGTAACAATCAGACCAACATTGGTGCTGAAATAGCGTGGTTTTGCGATACAAAGGGATACTGGAAATTTAGTTTTCTAGGTTCTGAGCTAGGTAGTGGTGCAATTAATGCTACTTTTGCTACAACGTAAAAATCTGAAATTTGTGAGTTAATAACACAATATAAGGATATGAATAATATGAGATGCGCATTTTTCAATGGTTTTCCCTCCTTTTTAGTTGGAGAGTGCGTTATCTCATTTTTTGATGATATTATAACAATAGAAGACATAACAGATTTAGATGAAGAAAGCGCAGCTAGATGGCAACATTTGAAGCAAGAGTAGAAGGATTAACTGGACTATCAATAGATGGTAGCAGCTCTCCTACTACAACAGAATTAACAGAATTTTTAAAAGATGGAGTAATTGACGTTACTAATCGGTGCATAGAGCTTAAGCCTGAAATCTCAATGGATTTTACTAGAGAAAGTTCTGAAATAACATCTCAAGCAGGAATACAAGTTAATGGAGCTAGAATTGTATCTGTCGTAAGAGAAACGGGAACTAATAATGATTGG